ACTCATTTATTACTTTCCCTTCAATGATTGTCGCCGTGTCGCCGTTGTCTTGTGTCGTTTCTTCACCGAAGACTTCGCCTGATGCCCATTGGACGACAATAGTTCCACCAGCGGCGTTTTTAATATTGACACCTCCCGAAGTACCAGTTCCCCAGCCGCGCGCCTTCCCAATATTCGAAAGAACAAATCTCGACATTGTGTCGCGGCGGCTCGGATCCAGTTCGTCAGTGAGTGCATCTTTAACATTGGCTTCTGCTATGTCGACTAGCCTATCAGCTGCTTCGGTCATTTCAGCGGATAGGTAAGGCGACTTTTTAATGAAGTTCCGTAACCGAATGGAGGTCACTTTGAGTAGCTTGGATGCTTCGGTTACGTTCCCAGACGCCATCCAAAGCGCAGTTCTACATTCTTCCACGTCCAGCGGAAGTTCAAGGGGACGCTCGCTGTACGGCATTGTGGGCAGTGCAGCGAGGTCGTTAGGGACATTACTGTCGTCCATTAGTAACCGAAATTAGGTGGTTACGGGCTGATTGATGACCGGAGCGCCGACGCGGCCTTTGGGTGTGTCGCCCGGTCGTGATCCTTCGGCGGGCGGGTTCCGGGCGAGCATTCCCGCATCCCAAAGGGCGACAGCCGGGTTCATGTATTTCGTGATGGGTGCGCCGCTGGGTGTCACGATATCGTCGAACACCACGGCTGGGTTCCCGTAGACGTCCGCATAAATGTCATCGGGCGAAGGGATTTCCCGAAATGCGGACCCTGACGGGGTGCCATTCTCATCGAGCGAAATGTGGCCAAGCTCGCCGCGCCCGATTTCCCCGGCGAGGCCGTGAATTTCGTCGTGGGTAAAGGATCGCTCTTCTGCCGGTCCGCGACTATCCTGGACAAGTCCAGTCTGGGAATCGAAAGTGGTCATTGCGCCGCCGACGGTTCCACCACCGCGACCATGCTTCGCCGCGTGGTCGGTGTGTCCCGGGTTGGGGTTCTTGTGCGGCTCGGGATGCTGGCCTGCCTTCGCCTTGTCAGCAGCCTGCTGCTTCTTCAGTTCTTCTTCGCGCTTGATCTGCTCGGGTGTCTTGTGGTCTACCATTGCACTTCCTCCTGTGAGAGCGAAATATAGCCTATTAGTCGTACCGCCTTCTGTTGTCCCTGCCTTGACCTTCTCTACCTTCATTAGTTCCCCGCCCAACCGGGGCTGTCACTTCCATTGGCAATTGGTTGGTGTTGCCCGTGGGCGTAACTACCATCACGTTGGCGCTTCCCTCCGCCAGCGAAGTCCCCAGCACTGTCGTGGTAACCGAAATAGCAGACCCACCGGGGTCTACAGCTGATTGGATTCCATTCACGTCGACGGCTGTCGCTCCGTCGAGGTTCTCCCCTGCGATCGCCAATGCTAGATCAACGCCCGCTGGGGCGGAAACTGGATTCAGCGAAGTGATAGCTGGGGTGAGTACTTCTGGGGGCGGCGGGTCTCCACCTTCGTTGGGGAAGCGCCTGTCGACATTAGATGTCAGAGGCGGAATAAGCGGCGCTCCAGAAGAACTGACAAGAGCGTCGTGCCCGTTGTCCACATCTTCCTGGGTGTTGGCTTTGACAGAACATGCTTTCGCATCAGGCCCCGGAGGAGGCGAAATAGTAGCAGGTCCAGAAGGAGTCCCGGACTCATCCAAAGGGAGCCAACCAGATTGGCCCGGGGTGAGTTCTCCTACGAGGTCATCGAATTGGCCAGCCATGCGCGTTGTCCCCTTGCTGTATGCGAAATGCATATAGCATAGCACGCTTAACCGGGGTGTGTCAAGTTCACATATGGCGTTCTAAATATTCAGCCAGCGCATCCATAATATTTGCGCGTGCCCTTTTATGCTCCAGCAACGCGCGCTGCACGTGAAAATATAAAGTATCGCCTTCGAGGGAAACCGAAATGCCACGTAATTCTATAGCTTTAGCGCGCAATGAACTTGGATCGTCGTCATAGTTGCTTATGATTACGTTACAACTATTACACAACGCACCACGATTCTTTCCAGAAACGTGACAATGATCCTTGAACAAAGTCCCAATAAATCCACAAGCCTCGCACGCCATGGGTTGAGTATAGCACGGCGCACGTTGACTGTCAAGTATGGCTTCGGTGTACACCTATACGCGCACGCTGAAGCGTATAAATTCGAAGCGGGTCCCGCCCGCGACTCATTTCATGAGTCGCGGGTCGGGGGGAGGTAACGAAACACCGCGTGCAAGGCTCGTGCCATCGGCCCTGCGTCCCACGCATACCAACCATGCGCTCGTGGGGGTGGACGCCGCGCTCGCCGTGTGGTTTTGTGTTTGGGCGATGGAGGGCGGCGCTGCCTCCACCCGCCCCGAGGCTCCGGCCCGGGCAACCCAGCAGCCGAGGAGACCACACTGTGGCAAAGAAGCAACACACTCCCGCCCTCGAGGCGGAACTCCCCACCCTCGTCGACGTGCTCGACGCCCTGCCGATCGACGCCGAAGTCGCAGAGGACAACGCCAAGAAGAACAGCGTCGTCAAGACCGCGTACAAGAAGCGCTACGCGCAGCGCGCGGCGGAACAGGGCGGTGGCAAGATCGCCCAGCGCTCCTGCTGGGACTGGCTCGCTCAGGAACTCGCCGCCGAGTGCCTCGTCGGAACCAAGATCAGCATCGAGCGCTTCCTCGCTCTCCTCGACGCGAACGGCGTCGACCACAGCCGCTGGCAGAACCGGGCGAAGGGCTGGGAGGGCAGGCTCCGAATGACAGGCCGCCTCGCACTCCAGCGCGTCGTGGCTGCCCAAGGCGGGTTGAAGACAGCCGAAGGCGCTCTGATCGACGCCCCCGCCGACTGGATCGCGAAGCACACGCACTAAGAACACGGGGGCGGCGCAAGTCGCCCCCACCAACACTCGAAACACAAAGGAAACCGAAATGAGCGACTTCTTAGCGATGTGCTTTATTACATTCTGCGGCGTTCTCTGCATCGTTGCATTCTGCCTATGACGAAACTCACAGCGCTCGTCGTAGCCGCTTCGCTAGGCGGCTGCGTAACCAATGACCCTTGCCATCAAGAATACGTGGCGAAGCGTCCAACACAGCTTACACCAGCGGAAGTCGACTATTGGAACTACCACTTACGCATGTGCAGAATGATGGACGCTTCTATCAGGTATGGAACTCCAGTTCTACGCGTCGAAGTGCAGTAAGCGAAAAGCCCCGGCAAGCGAAAGCGGCCGGGGCGAAGCTGCACGTGGAACTCAGTTGGCGAAACGTTTCACTCGCCGAATAGGGGTCCCCCACCTTTACAAGCTGCGCGCGGCGTGCTACGATGCGTAGTCGGCAAGCCGCCGATGAACATAAGGAACGAAGCCATGAAAGTGTACATCGAAAACGACGCCGTGACGGTCGAAACTAACGGTGTGAAGAAGCACTACGCGACTTTCGTCGCAGCAGCCGAAGCGATAGGCGAACCGGGCTTCGACGCGGCCGAAAGAATAGCCGCAGCGGTCGAAGCGCACGGCGAATACGAAGCGTAAGCTGAGGTGAAGCGCCGCACGCTGTCGAAAGACGGTGGGCGGCTGCCCACTCGCGAAAAGCTTCGCACGCTGTCAGCGAAAACTAAAGCGAAAGGGGCGAGCGCCGTACGCGGTTCTCTACGTACCTTGACTTCCGGCTGCGCCGCAGCGGCCAGCTTTTTTCCCGGCGCGCTGCGGCGGTGCCCTACAACAGTTTATTCTCCGCTTTTTTCCCCCCACGTAAAAAATCACCCCCCTGAAGAGAGAGAAGGGAGGGGACGGAGTGAGTAGCGTATGAAACTGACGCTATCCTTCCAGATTTCGGTAAGCTATGAACTTACTCGTTTCAAACACCCCTTTCTCGCGCAACGCGCGTTCAACTTCGTCTTTAGGCGTCGAAGTAACTTGAGAAACATAAGTTTCATCACATTCGATAGGTTCGTCTTTTCGGTAAAGCGTAACTTTCATCGTTCGTCCTTTCATTTTACCCCCGCCTCCACTTTAGCACACCCCGGCGTTCCTTGTCAACCCATCTTTCGCTCAACGAACATCATAAGACCCCCTTGACAGACCCCGCGCGCCGTGTTATTCTCACCACACGCCACGATGGCGCACACACAAGGAGACTGAAATGAACGTGGAACTCACCAAACAAGACACCATCGCGATAATTGATTTCTTGGAGGTTTTCGCTGACTATGTGGAAGCCGATCCGCATGGGGCGAAGTCGGTCGCCCAGCACGCGCTCGAAATGCGCGTCAAACTCCTCGAAAAGTGCGAAGCCGCGTTTCAAGCAGACAAATAACAAACACGAAAAAGCCCCGGCACCATTTCGGCGACCGGGGCTTTTCTGTGTCTTACGCTTTGGTTTTGAATCGCTCGCACCACTCAGAAGGTGCCGGTGTGCTGATTCCCTCAGGCAACTTCAGCATCTCGTTGTTCGCCACCACCTTCTGCAGCGCAACACGCCCCGTCATTCTGAACCGGCCTTCCCAGCCCCGATTTCGGTTGGTCCACCGCGAATGATCAACGCCATTCGCATCCAGAAGTGCGGTGAAGTCGCTCATTCTGATGCTGTGGTTTTCGTTGAGGCAGTAACCAGCAATTTGCTGCGCGAGCCAATCCCAGTTCGACCGCTTGGCCGCCTTACCACCGTAACCGCCCGCCCTTGCGTTTTCGATGTACTTCACCTTGAACTTGTCCTTCACCACCGAATTGCGTTCCTTCTCAGGCTCGATTTCGTCGTCGCTCGGATCGCCTTCCTCCTCATTTTCGGTTTGGTCTTCGAATTCGGTGACCTGATTGTTCGGGCCAGCCTCGCCTACGTTTTCGGCGATGGCGCGGTGCATAATCTCAATTCCCTCCGGCGTCGGCTCCAGCAGAACCGCCGTGACGCCCTCAGGAAGATCAGCCCGCTCCTCGCCGCTCTGAATGCCCATAATCGGATCAGGAAGTTCGCCCGCCTGAAATTTCACTGCCAGTTCGGCTTGACGTTCTGCATTCGTCTTCTTGTTCGCTGCTCGCTTCGCCATGATCAATGCTCCAAAATGTTAAAGGATAGTGCCATCGCTACCAACTAAATTGTATCACACCGACGTGGTACTGTCAATCCCCCTTATCATATTCCGACGCTGAAACATGAAAGTATACTTGACAGACCGCCCGCGCTGTGGTACCATGCGTAGCATCAATAGGAGCATACGTAATGAGGTACTCATTTTCGGCTAAGGTGAACTACCCGGAACAGACCGACGTAGAAACACCGGCATTTGACGACCTGACCCTAAATCAAGTAAGCAACATGGTTGCGGCGCTGCTGGAAGCAGAACCGGACGCCGTGGCGTACAACATATTCGTGACCACTCACAAATGATCATGGTCTTCATCATCCTGTCAGTCCTACTGTTTTGGGCTTACATGGTTCACTACTGGACAAGCAAGGCGTTGATCCTCGCTATGGCTGCGTTATACGCACTGCTGGTAATACAGGCAACATTCGGATGAAGTTCAAAACCCCAATCTGCGAGAAGTGCAACCGCATCCTGAAAGGGAAAGTCCCGCACGACACAGCAGTAATCTGCTTCTTCTGCAACAACCCGCGCTTCGATGACGCGGACGACGCGAATACAGCTTTAAAATCGACCGATGTAAACACAGATTGACGGCGCTGCGCGACTGTGATACGATACACATACTGCAACGAGGAGCAACCGATGGAAAAATACTCAGTGTGTCAATTCTTCGAGGACGGCAGTTATGAGTACGTTCGAAAACACGTCGACGTGCAACAAGCTGTCGACGCTTTCGCTCACTACACTAACAACGTAGCGAGCAGAATGGGCATCACTAAGCGCGTCATCATAACAGATAGCGGCGATTGCATCGTAGTAGAATGGCAACACGAAAAAGGCCTTGTATGGCCAAACACAATGGAGAAAGTCAATGACTGAGAGCTTCGAAATCGCACTTATCAAGGAAGTAAAGCGCCTGCGCGAGATTTTCGCTGAGCGGGACGTGGGTCACATTCGCTTCGTCATCGAATGCGACGGACCAACGATGCGCGATGAAATCCGCATCAAGTTCATCATCGACAGCGATTACAACACCCGCAGCGTCGAAGGCAACATGATCAACGAGACCGTCGAGGAGTTCTTCCGCCGCAACAAATGGCAGAAGCACCACAACTACCTCGCCCTTCCCAACGTGTCGAGGGAGGAGGACTAACATTCAAATCAAGGTATTCGTAGTCTGCAAAAACGACTTCCCCGACGCCGCGTTCCCATCGAGGAACGCGGCAAGTCGTTATATAAGTCGCCAGCCAAAGCGAAGTGACGGCGGTCATTTTATTTATTGGCACATCCACGAACTCAAGATGGAGGAAAAAGATGAACAAGATTAGCGAACTGTTGCCACTTATGAATCCAGAGTACGCGCAAACGATTGAGGTAATGTTCACGCGCGAGGGGTTCACATCGGACGCATCCGTTGACGATGTACTGAAAATCTTAATACCAGCCACAATGACCCACGAGGAAGGCATAGCCCTGCTTGCTTTCGCTGGCGTCAGGAACAATTTAGGCAAGTTCGCACCCAAGTTGTCTTTCGGTCAGCGCTGCCAAGCGTTAGCCCTTAGGCGTTTGGGTTTTACTCGCGAAGTTCTGTCCAAGATGTTCAAGGTGGACCGGCGCACGATTACGCACATCTACAACGAATCATCCCCCCACTACAAGAATGTGCGCGAAGAGGAGAAGCTGATTGGTACTCCTAATTTCGTGACCAAGTACGTAACCGAAAGCATACGCAACGAGGCGCTATCCTACACAGAATCGGAGAAGAAGGAGGCTAACAATAAGGCAGCGAACCGAAAGGCAGGTACGCATAACGTGCGCAACGACAGGTGCAAATACGACCACCGCGTTACAATCGCGTGGATTAACGCGAACGAACACAAATACGTCGAAGTTAGCGGCTGGTATTATCGCGATTTGGACAGTCAGTGGCCGGACGACTGGTTCAATTGCGGCGCGGAATCGATGAAGACGAGTCAAGCGGCTTACGACGCCGCGAAGGAAGACATTGACGATGCACTTAGCTAGAAAATAGATTGACAGCACGGGCGGTCCGTGCTATACTTGACATCCACAGGGAGAGTGTTATGATCAACAGAATAAAGGGAGTGCCTACAGACGGAGCAGTAGCATACAAGGAGGGTAAATTCGCTGGCGAGTGTCCCTACATGGAAGAGGACGACGACTTCGCACGGTGGAATGACGAATGGGACGCCGCAGCCGACGACCACGAAGACAAAGCCAATAAAGCACCAAAAGTGGGATCGGTGGTTACCAATCGTTACCGGGCCAAATATTCGGAGTCAGGGCACGCAACGCATTGTGGGGACGACCTAGCTGTCCTCCTCAATTCGCTGTGCACCAACAAGGCAGGCACCAACCTTGAGATATTCGAGGCGATATGTCAAGTCAACGGGGTGGACCTGTCCAAATACAACCGCACCAACAAAGGCTGGCAGGGGCGTCTTCGCATGACGGGACGCAACTTGCTGTCCAAACGCGTGGCCGAAAATGGGGGCAAGCTGATGCTGCCCGAATGGGTGGGCACCGAACACCAACTCGATCGAGACTGGGTAGAATACACACTGAACAAATACAAACCGAAAAAGGACGTAGCATGAATTGGGATAGCACAGACCCGCGCATCGAGAACAAAGTGGACACGATGCTGGCCGTGTTGAAAGACGCGGGCGGCGGTGAATATGTTGAAGTTATGGTGGATAGGGTGTATCGTCAATACATCAGGTGGTTATGCTGCGCCAAGGCTAACCAAATCGACCCGGTGGCAGCGCGTTCCACTGTAATTTCGCTGATGAACGCGATCGTATTAGAGACTATGGTCCAAATGTCTAGCCGCGACGACGAGGGCCGAAGAGTTGACCCAAAGATGTGGGTGGAGGAGTTCATCCAAGACCTTGTGATCGACATTGACGATAACCTCGACCGGATAGAACAGGGGGCAGGTCACAACTAGTTCCAGGCCCGGGCGTGCGGGTGGCGGCGTGCTAGTAGCCCCGTGACCGTACGCCACGGCCCGGCGTACCGTACGCGTGATCGATGTGACCCATACTGTACCACACGCACCGCCCAGCATGGGTCACACGCACCGGCTAGGAGTTAAACATGCCCTACGTTTACTATCCGTTCACCAAGAAAGATAAGCACGGCGATAGCGTGTGGGAATTGCGCAAAATAAAATGCCCCAGCTGCGATGAATATTTCACCACGCGCAACCCAGATAAAGTGTACTGTTCTCGTAAGTGCAAACATAGGGAAATCATGAGGAGAAATCGAAATGGTAAGAAGAAAAGCGATAACCCAAGTAAGTGACAGAATCGTGTCAAACGATGCGGACGATAGAGATGCCATTCTAACATTGCTCCTAAAAAGAATGTGTACGTTCGATGAGGCAGTGGACTATCTTCTAAGTGCTGTCCCAGAATCAACCAAAGATGATATGTTGGGTGAACTATCAACATGGGATGGAAAACTACGCGAAATGCGAAGGATACGCGACGAAAATAACGGTGTATAACGTGAGGCGATTTCTCACTGAAAAGCAACGCAACGAAATAGTACAGATGTATAAGGAGGGGTACAAGTGCGAATACATCGCTGCGTTATATGGAGTTCGACGCGAGTACCCAAGCAAGTTATCACTTCGCCGTGGCGCACCGCAACGCATGCCCCAAATGAGCAGGAAGAATACCCTGAACAGTTGTTAAAATCTTGACAGCCGCCCCCGGGCGTGGTACACTGCTATCTGCACTCAACCCCCTGTGCAAAGTTGTGGCGAGGATAAAGGCAGGCCAGCCTCCTCGCCACAACCATTTGGGGGTATTACGGGGGATTAATGGAACAAATAAAAGGTGGGTTCGCGTTGAACAACGCGGACGAACTCCTAGTCAACCAACAGCGCACCATAACCGGCCAGATAAATAACAATTTTATCCAAGTCGGCGCTACGTTCTTGCAGATGTCAGGCAAGAATCCATTCACTTCGGACTGGTACAAGAAGAAGTTTAGAGACACTAACCTGCAGGATTGGGTCGACAATCCCGACATGCGGGTTCTCAATCTGGGGTTCAATCTCCAATTCGGCTGGTTAGACGTCGACATTGACGCAGAAGACCCCCGCTACAACCATTGCATCATCAAAGCATTCAAATTCCTCGGGATCGACACGCGTTTCGCTTTCGGGCGCGCATCGCGCGGCGTGGCTTCTCACATGATGGTTCAGCTGACTGAACCGGACCTAGCCAACTATGACGTAATGAAAGAATTTGAGCCAAAGGAATTCAAGCTCGAAGGTAAGCGGTATAAATGCGAGCTACGTTCGATGGGTCCGATGTTAGCAGACTCACCAAACATGATAAAGGAATCGCGACAGACTGTAATGCCAGGTTCTATATACATTCACAAGACAAGACGGGGTGAGCACGATGTATCGGTTTGGTATACCGCAGAAGGCAAAGCGGCCGTTTCGGTGGGCGAAATCGCGGCAACAACGTCGCGCAAGACATCTTTCGCCAACCTCATCACCGGCATCGCTTTTGGCACTTTTCTCTATGTTGTCCAACCACACTGGATTGAAGGAGGAAGACAGCAACTTGCCACAAAGGTCGCAGGGTGGCTTGCCCGACTTGTTCGTGAGAGCCAAGGTATAAATGATAACGAGGGGATAAGTCGTGGTACATTCTGTCCGATTGGTACTACGGAAACTGCAGAATCTATGCTCGATTTCGTCTGCGATCAGTTGGGAGATCGAGAATCGTTCATGCGGAAGCGAGTATTCCGCGACGCGATCAAGAAGCTGGAGAACAACCCCGATGCCAGAATTCCCGGATGGCCCGCTCTCGAAGGAGACATTGGAACTGAATCCATGTTGGCCCTGCGAACAGTGTTTATGCCAGGGATCGACGTGTCTCCACTTACCAAAATGGCTGATCGTTACGTCTATGACGAAACCGATGACATGTACATCGATAGAGAAAGATTCTATACCACTTCAGGATTTGTCCACGATGGGTCCGCATTGGACCGTCGCCACCGTAATGATCTTATGGAAGTTGCTGGCAAGATGAAGCCAGTGTTCAAGCTGTTTGAGTCAAGCCCACTTAGAAGGCGAGTAGGAGGCAGGGACTTATACCCCGACTTCCAACCCGGCTCTATATTTCGCTTAACTCGTTCTGGTGGCACAATCCCCGACGACCAAGATAACGAACCCGGCACGATGACCATGTTCAATACGTGGCGAGGCTGGCCCGTTCTACCGGCGACGCACATCGACGAGAATTTGATCGCCAAGTGCAACTCAATGATGAATCAATTGTTTGCCTATCTAAGTCAAGACAACCAAACCCAAATAGATTGGTTAAAACAATGGATTGCATGGACTGTACAACATCCGGGGCAGAAGCAGCAGGTTTCACCAGTATTTGTGGGTGGGCAGGGTGTCGGCAAGTCCTTTTTTGGAAACATTTTCCTAGAACAGTTATTTCAGAATCAGTGGGGTTCTGCGTCACCGAGGATTTTGGAAGGGTCGTTCTCTGTCGAGCCTTTCATCAACAAGATGATTGTCTTTATCGACGAGGCCAAATTCCACAGCGAAGCGGCGACGGACGAAATCAAGAAACTGATCCGGTCGGACAGGATGGGTGGTGCGGAGAAGTTCCAGTCTGCGCGAACATATCGTATTTTTGCGCGGGTTGTGTTTGCCAGTAACCGATTTGATATGAATATTGGGCAGGCAAATACACAGGACCGCGCGCTGTTTTATTTGAAGACCTACGATAAAGATCACAAGAGGATGACAGAACATGAGTTCAGAGTCTGGGCTGTTACCCTCAAGCCGTTCTTTGACGAATTTAACACGTTTATACGAAGAATGGACGTCAAAGAACACTTCATGCACATCTTCAACACATTGCCAGTTAGTCGACACGATATTGAGAACGTATCCAATTCGTCTGGAACTGATAAACACATCATCGAATCAAACATGGCTTATCCACGCAGAGTGGCCAAGCACATCGTGGAAGAAGGGCGAATCTGGGAAGACCTCGATATTTCAGCACCTTTCACCATGGCAGAATTCAATAAACGAGTTGCTGACACGTGCGATTCAGCCCGCATTCGTTATGTCCAACCGCGACACGTATTTGACGAGTTCATCAGCGCTGGCCTCCTTGAACAGTGGGTCAACAACGGGTCGAAATTCTGGCGATTTAAGTACCGGATTGGCACCCTTACCGAAATGATGGGGCTGGCCATCGGGGTGAACTTGGAATCCCGCTTCACCTTTACCGACGAGGATTTCGGCATCAACGAATCAGAACTACTAGGAGCGAAGCCGTGGAAGGGAAGCCAGAATAGCCGATTTCGCATGTGATATATTCAAGGGGGGTTGACAGCCAGCCGTCGCCGTGGTATCATACGTGAGATTGAGGGATCGCCTCGACACCAACCAAGAGGAAGTAAAATGGAACCCGAAGTAGAGACCACGGAAACCGAACCGAAAACCACCAAGTCGATCGTGCCGTCGAAGTACAGCGGCCGATACAAGAACGGCGGCGAAGACGAGCTGGCCCAGTTCATCAAGGCCCAGTGCGTCGTTGAGGGCAACTTCAGCTTCGACAAGTTCTTTGAACTGTGCAGCGCCAACGGCCTGCCGCAGGAGAAGGTCGACCACTACAAGGGACAGGTCGGTGAGAAGCGCCACGGCGCAGAAGGTCGTGCTCGCATGACCCTTCGCAACATGCTCGCCACCATCGTCCGCAAAAACGGCAAGGCCATCGGCCTCGACGGAAGTGAAGTTCCTGTGAACCTCCCGAAACCAGCCCTCACGGGTGCGGCAAAGGCGGCTGCAGAAGGAACCTCCACTAACGGTCAGTCCGAACCTGCCGCTGACGTTGCAGCCTAAGCTCTAACGGCGCCCCCGTTTGGGTGTGTATTAGGTTGTATCGTCGAACGCCCCGGTAGAGCCCCCCAGCCCAGCCGGGGCGTTCACGTATTTGGAGTACATTATGGAACTATTAGTGCAGGAATTGGTCTACGCCATCATGGCTGAATTCGAAGACATGATAAATGGTTATCACAGCGAATTTGGACGGGGACCTTTGCACGTATTCAAGCAAGAAGTCCGCAGAGATTTGGAAAATTGTATTATACGCAAGCTTGCTGAATATTTGGAACAACGAATTAAATCTTGACAGCCGCGCGGCGGCGTGGTACGCTATCTCTACGGCACACATGACGTGGCCGGTTCAATGAGGTAACACCATGAATGGAATGACAGAGATAAATCTAAGAACTGCATGTAACATCCTGACCCAAATGACGGCGGAAATTCGAGATCAGACCGCCGAAATCGTTAGCACCAACGACCACATCGCCATCATCAAGCATTACGACAGTCTCCGCACCATCAACGCTCTTATCAAGGAATCCCGCGAGGCGCTCGACCAAATCGAGACCAAAATGTCGCGTGAGTATGTTCCCGACGCGTTGCGGGCACACCAAATCAGGACCATTACTGTTGAGGGAGTTGGCCGGGTGTCCCTTGGGACGCGTTGGTCAGCAAGCATGCCTGATAAGGAGGCTGGATTCGAATGGCTGCGCGCCAACGACCACGGCGGTGTCATTCAGGAGACGGTGAACGCCCAGACCCTCGGCGCTTTGGCTAAGGAACTGAACAGCGAGGGTGTTGAGTTGCCGCAGCCAACCTTCACAACGAACATCATGACCTATACTTCGATCACAAAGGTGAAATAATGAACGACATCGCAAAGATTAATCAAGGCGTCCCCGCCCATTTGGCGCAGTACGCCAAGGCGAAGATCGGTAACATCGACAGCACCGATCGCATTATCCCCCGGATCAAGCTGATGCAGGCTATTTCGCCTGAGTTGCAGGACTTCCCGGAAGCCAAAGCGGGTCAACTGTGGCATACCATCGCGCAGGAGAATCTTGGGCCGTCGCTCAAGGCTATCCCCATCATCATCCGCAAGTCCTACGTCCTCTGGGCACCGCGCAACGATGATCGGGGCATCCTCGCCCGCGCGATGGACGGCGTTCATTGGGACCCGGCCAACGCAGAATTCCGCGTGAAGCCGAAAGGATCACCCGCCGAAGTTGTATACAACACCAAGAACACGGTGGCGGAATCGAGACTGGATCAATTCGGTACCAGTATTCCGGGTGACCCAAACTCTGCCCCCGCAGCGAGCCTCACCTATAACATGATGTGGATGTTGGTGGATTATCCCGAACTCAGCCCGTCGGTTATCATCAACACACGGTCCAGCGTCAAGCCGATGCAGCAGCTGCTGTCGCGGATTGAGTCAAAGCCCGTGCCCCACTTTTGTCAGGTGTACGAGATCAGTTCGGTGCAGCAGAAAGGGGCCGAAGGACCCTACTTCAATTTCGCCTACACCGGAGCAGGATTCACCACGGCGGAACAGGCTAAAGTCACCGAAGAAATGTACCAGCAATTTGGTGAGACTAGCTGGGTCGCGAATGACGAGCACGAAGAGGAACAGGTCACCAACGCCAATCCTCGCGCAGTCGACGAAAAGATGGCTAGCTCGGGTAAGTTCTAGTCTCCGCACCGTAGTCGCTTAATTATTCCGGCGGTCTACACGACGGACAACTGCGGGGGACGCCGCGAATGGGTCCCCCGCCCCTTTGGAGTACCGATGGGTATACTGGAACGACACGAAGACAAGTGGTGCCCTGAACCAAATACGGGGTGTTATTTGTGGACAGGCTACGTCACTGGTCCTAAAGGACATAAACGCCCTGTTTTTAGGAGTGGTGGCAAATGCTCTACCGTGAGTAGGGTTGTCTGCGAAGAATATCACGGTCCTCCACCAACCCATAGGCATGAAGCTCTGCACAAATGTGATGTGGGTATGTGCGTAAATCCCGACCATGTGAGATGGGGCACTAGGGCTGAAAATGAATTAGACAAACGCAGGAAAAACCCAAATTGGGGTTTAAGTAGGAATAGTGATGGGTGGGTATGTGTTAGAGTAGATGGTACCCACGACGTCAATGGTAAATATATAGGAATGTTTAAGACATGGGAGGATGCCATCCGTGCAAGAGATTTGTATCAATCCAGAACTAGCATTAAGAATAGTTAGACAAGAATACAAGCCCATAGCGTACGACTGTGAAACTACTGGATTGACGATCCGTGATAAAATCTGTGGTTATGTCATAACTAATCAGGAGTATTCCATTTATGTACCTGTTCGCCATGAGGGAGGAGGGAACATTCCTAACGTCGAAGAATTTGAAAAAGAACTTAATTTCGCTTTTGCTGACCGTAGCCGTTTTCTCTTTAGAACTGTGGGCCACAACATCGGCTTTGACCTACGTATTAGTATGCGTCATGGGGTGGTTATAAAAGGTCCCTTAGAGGATACAATGGTTAGCGAGGCAATTATTTCTGATATCACTCAAGGGTACGGATTGGATGAGTGTTGTAAGCGACGAGGCGTGGCACCTAAACGAGGAGACCCACTATACGCCGAACTTGCTAGGCGATTTGGTGGATTGCCCGACCGCAAGCAGATGGGCAAATTCTGGAAACTTGAAGGGGACCATGAATTGGTGGTCGATTACTCCGGCGGGGATGGTATCTCAACGTTGGAGTTATGGGGGGCGCAACAGCGCGTACTCGATTCAGATGACTTGCGAAAGCCATGGCAGTTGGAGTGTGACTTACTCCCCTATGTCGCGCGCATTCATAGTCGTGGGCTTAAGATCGACCCCGAATACGCGGGGCGAGTAGGAGGCGAAGTTGAAGAAGCCATCGCAGAAAAAAGCAAAGTCTTTGTCCCCGGATTCAACGTCCGTTCGCCGAAAGCGGTTGAAGCGCTATATCGATCAAATGGGTACACCGACGACCGATTTGCCAGGACAAATGGGGGAGCTTTCTCCTTCACCGAAAAGTGGCTCGAAACAAATGAAATCGGAGGAGCCATCCTTGCAGTTAGACGGCTCGAAAAGGCACGGGACAGCTTTATCGCACCCCTTGTTGACACGCACAATGTCAATGGCCGAGTTCATCCGATCCTCAACCAATCGAAATCAGACGACTACGGAGTCGCGGGGGTCAGATTCTCCTGTAGTGAGCCAAACCTTCAAGCTTTCCCCAAAAGAAACATCGACGTTGGCAGAGTTGTTAGGAGGCTTGTCGTTCCGGACGAGGGATTTGTCATTGAGGAGGCGGATGCGAAACAGCAAGAACCAAGACTATTCACTCACTATTCGGGTGACCCCGCCCTCGTTGACGGATACCGAAGCGGCACGATGGACATTCACGATAGAGCCAGTGAAGTCCTAGGGTTAGACCGCGACACTGCAAAGAGGCTGGGCATGGGGATGCTCACCATGATGTCCCCGCCGACGCTAGCCGGTCACATGCGGTGGCCCATCGAGCGAGCGCGTGAGGCGCACCGCGCGTTCCTCACCGACGCGTTCCCAGCAATCAAAACATTCCAGGATACAGCAGTTCATGTCTTCAAACGCCGGGGCTATGTTAAAACACTACTTGGACGGCGAGCCTACCTCGACGATTCCCGTTTCGCCTACCGCGCAGTCTCTAGGATTATACAGAATGGGGGAGGGGAACACCTCAAGTTATGTCTACTTCGAGCCTGCCAGTACGAAGACGCCTATCCCGACCAAATCCAGGTACTTCTTACAATTCACGACAGCTTACTCTGGCAGCGACGACCAGATCACGACGTTCGTGATTTGATACGCGGCATCGAAAAAGTAGCAGAAGATTTAGAACTTGCAGTCCCTATTCCTTTCGGTTTAGGGTCTGGCAAAGATTGGGCGAGGGCTTCCTATGGTGACAAACTCGATAAATACGTCGACTAGCGACGAAACCATATCGAATCACGAAGCAAAAAAGTTGCTGCGGCGCGTCCGTGAAATTATGGAAGAAACCGAGGAGCCATTCGGGCCAGCGGTTAACATCTACATCAAAGAGGAATACGGTGATAAAAGAGGGGGGCACAATGACTAGGGGGTTTGTCGTGGTGTTTGGCGCTACGGCGATGTTCTCGGTGATGATTGCTGTGGCGGCGCGACATGACGTGCCCAAACTGGCGGCAGACACAAGCGAATTCGCTGATAATTGGCGTGACGCAGCCGTTGCCGTCGCGTTGAAATCAAATAGTTTTATTGACACGTCGCCCAAATCGGTGACTACCGAAGTGATACTGCCAGAAATAATCGCGACCAAGGAGGAACTAACACCAAAACTAAAGCGAAAACTAGTGATGACGGAATATAAGGACGTTTGCCAACGACACCACATGCGTAAGGTGTATCGTGGGCGAGGATGGAGGTGCAAATGAGCGAATACCCGGAACTGCGGAAGCTGCAAGACATCATCGACAATCAGGCTGACCGCATTCTCGATCTGGAGGCACAGACGTTGGATTTGCATGGAATCATTGCCGTCTACACACACCACATCGAGGCGCTGGAAGCGGCGCTGCGGGAGCGGGTGCCATCGCGAGAAGCGATAGTGAAGGCATTGTTGGACAATGCTGTGTTCGCAAATTCATTCGGAACACAGCACACTGCGAAATTACTTGCGGGGCATTTGGGGGATGTTATCCGCGCCCTCGCACCGGGGCGGCGATGCGCCAGATGTGGCTGCACAACGAAAGGCGAAGAAGCATTGGTTGGCGGCGATATTTGGTGCCATCCCTGTGCTGACCGCGCCGCCCTCGCACCGGAACAGGACAAATGAACGACCCCGGCTACCATAAACGTTATTACCTTGAGCACAACGTGGATGACATGCTCCTCAAGGCCCGCAACCGCGTTGAGGAATTGACTATAATAAAAACCATCGCTGAAATCGACGCCAAACTACGAATCCTAAATACATTCGCCAAGCTGTATCCACCGCAGAACGCTGCCGTTGAGGAGCCTTCTGCGGTGCATTCCGCACCATCTTCCTAGCTAGGAGCATACTATGAGAAGACTACTTTTGGCGACCACGGCCTTACTTGCATTGTCGGTAGCACCCGCCAGTGCTTTTACTATCGACATCATTGCGACGTTCAATCAGAACGTCTCGTTCTCCGACCCGGCTGGTGTCAGCGTCGAAACCTACGCGGGCACCGGCTCCAACCAGCGAATCAACACCGCTGGCGGCAACGGCCTCAACAACTACATCAGTGCTGACGGCCCGGGAGGCCCGGCAAACAACCCGTCCGGTCTGTTCATTGGTAACATCACCAACGACACCTCGCCGTTCGGCAAACTGAACGACAGCCGCGTCTATCTTTCGGCTGGCGGCGGCGATGGCGTCAATGGCGGTGTGGTGGCTCTGAGTGGCTTCGCCCCGTCGAACTCGCTGGGCTTGCTTTGGGGTACGGTCGATAGTGGTGACTTCCGCAATCGCATCGTGACTGCCGGTCCCGGTGGTTTAGACGTCATCACCGGCTCGATGGTCCTTCAAGCCTGCCACGATCAGGGCTTCACTTGCGGCGAAGGCGACACCAACGTCTTCCTTCGCATCAACGGCCTTGACACCTTCACGTCCGCGAAGTTCACGGATCGTGACGCGAATTCGTTTGAGTTCGTGCCGCTCGTAGCGGCGGTGCCGGAAGCTTCCACTTGGGCCATGATGATCCTTGGCTTCATTGGGATGGGCTTTGTTGGAATGCGCAAGAAGCTTGGCGGCGTTCGTATCGCCTAATAACTAAGTAATAGGGGCTCGCGATGGGTACATGGTATTACTTCATCGCGAGCCTTATTGCTGCCGCTGGGCTTGGGTACATAATAGCTTGGCTCATTGATGAATATCGAAACATACCTTGACAGCAGCCACGGGGAGTGCTAAAATGCCATATCGTCCGGGGGACCCGGTTTACTATTTCGAAGGCAAAGTCGAAGTGACCACAGCGAAAGCATACTTAGTATATCCTACGATGGGCAACGTCAAGGAGACATGGGTGCCTAAGTCGCAGATCGTGTCGATGAGCGAACCAGACGAATACGGCAACCGCATGTTCGAAGTCACCGAATGGTGGTGGGAAAAGTCGGGGATCAAAGAGTGAAGTGTCGCTTTGAGTTTTATCCGACCTACCCAACTCATGGCGGGATTTCGTATAGCAGCGGTCACACGTTGGCGGCGTGCCGTTGCGTTGCCCACGGGTTCGACATGGGACAGATACCGATGACCGCGAGCACGCTATGCCCTATCGGAATGATTGAAGACGCGTGCGACAAAGCGATAGAACGGATCAGAAATGAAAGAGGCTGACGTCAAGCGGGACATGGTAAAATCCATGCGCGAAGGGGGCGGTTATGCTCGCCGCCTCGAAGATCAATACGCTGTCGGTATTTACGACATGGTGCTGATTCCCCCGGGGCTGCCGGTGTTTACCGCCGAAGTGAAGATCATCCGCGCCAATACATTCAGCCCGACGCCAAGGCAGTTCGTGGAGTTGCAGCGCATCCAATTCGTCGCCAAAGATGGCGGCCACGTAATCCCCGTCATGATCGGGTTTAAAGACGGGGTGTACTACTTCCACAAACCCAAACCGATTATCGAACGTACGGACTGTTTTTCGGTTACGACGAGCGATATACCATTCTACAAGCAACTAGTTCTATACTACTACTCACAAAAGGATACCAAATGAATTCGAAGCTCCGTAATACCCCGCTGGAAATCGCCGAAGGCACCCTCCTTGACGCTGGCGATGCCATTCGTGCCCGTCTCAAGGAACACGGCCACACCGAACGGTCATTCGGCATGGTGGGCGAACTGTGGACAACCTACATCACGCACGCTTACACAGCGCGGGATCGGTTGCACTTGCAGCCCCACGACGTCGCCCAAATGATGGCCCTCCTCAAGGTGGCACGGGCTGTCTACGGCTACTCCATGGACAATTTCGTGGACGGCGCTGGTTACACCGCCCTCGCGTCAATGCTCACCCCGCAGCCGACGACGAGCAATGCCAAGGTGCAACCTCTTGTGCAACCCAAAGTAAAAGAAGAATCCAATGGGGCTGTTTAAGCACAACGGAGTTCACTGCGTCGTCGACGGCCAATTCGGCTCAACAGGAAAGGGGGCGCTCAGCGCCTACCTTGCCGAAATAGCGATTAAGGGAGGACACGACAGCAAGTTCAGCGGCACTATTTATAGCGGGGGTCCGAACAGCGGGCACACGTTCTACTACCACGATGAAAAGATCGTGCTAAAGCAACTCCCCGTGTTTAGCGCTTACATGAACCGCGCCGGGATACACATTCCGGCATATCTGTCTGCCGGTGCCATCATTGATCGCGACATACTGCGAAAGGAGGCCGAGGCTTTCCCCGGCCTTCAAATTTTCGTGCACCCTAACGCGGCCATCGTCACCGACGAGGACAAAAAGAATGAAGAAAACGGCCCTATAGCGGAAGTAGCCGGGACCCGGAGCGGAACCGGTGAGGCGCTGGTCCGGAAGATACGCCGTATGCCTTCTGTCATCGCTAGCAATTCACTGGGGCTGATCGCTCACAACGTGTCTATTCTCAACCACCGGATCAAGCCAGAGCGAAATTCATACTTCATGGAGGTATCGCAGGGGTTTAGCCTTGGAATCAACTCGCATTTCTACCCCAAAGTGACAAGCCGCGAGTGCACGGTGATGCAGGGTTTGGCCGACGCACGAATTTCCCCCAGGCAATTGGCCCGCGTCTACATGGCTGTCCGAACCTTTCCTATCCGGGTGGGCGATGTTGATGGACATTCTAGCGGTGGTTGGTACCACGACCAACACGAAACCAACTGGGAAAATCTGGGAGTAACACCAGAGATCACCACGGTGACTAAGCGAATACGTCGCGTGGCGTCATTCTCCATGACCCAATTCATCGAGGCTTGCTGGGCCAACGATCCCGACTGTGTGTTCGTAAGCCACATGGATTACCTGGACGAAAATGACCGAGCTAGCCTGATGGAAGACCTAACCGCAGCGAAATATCACATGGGGAAACACTTTGATTTCCTCGTGGCAAGTGGGCCGAAAGTGGGCGACGTCAAGAGAGAGGAATCCATTTTATGGATGAAATAACAGTCGACGTACCAGTGTCGCTGCAGAAGCACGCCCGGCACTTGGCTAAGTTCTTCGAAGGGATGATCCGAAAGCTGGACAAGAACAGCCACAAGGATACCCCGACGATCCACAATATACCCACCATCGTTGACTTGTTGGTGGAGGAGGTAGTCGAATTCGAGGACCAGTTCCACACCGACAGGAATAACGAAAACAGCCTAATAGAACTTATGGACGTGGCCAATTTCGCATTTTTGGCCTACGTCGCGTTGAGAAATCAAGGGGTGGAGCATGCCCAAAAGGCAAGTGGCGCTAACGTTGGACGAATCTGACTGCGCTTGGCTCGAGAAGTTATACGGCTGTACTTGGGTCAAGCGGATGGAACAGCACATCGAAAGCGAAATACACCTTAGGCGACAAGACGCCGATCCGTTGAAGGAGAAACCACCGTGGTCGTATTAAATAAAAGCAACCAATTAATAATGCAAGCAATAAAATCTAATGATTTATGGCGTCGTGTTGAACATTGGTCCATACCGGAGCCCAACTCTGGGTGTCTATTGTGGTTAGGGGCATTGAGTCGTAAAGGATACGCTGTTATTAACTGTGGGCAAGTGCCGATTAAAGTATCTAGATTGGTGCTTACAAAATTGTTGGGAAAAATACCACATAGGGCCTTACACACATGTGATATTCATTGTTGCATCGCCGAAAATCATCTATATGAAGGAACTGATGTGGACAACGCGCGTGATATGTTTAATCGCGGAAGATTGTCAAGAAACCCAAACGGCACGTTAGCTAGTCCAAAACGTTAGGAAATGACATGCAGTTATTGAAAGTACAAGAAAATGCATTGGCGTCGGCGAAAGGTCACCCGGGATTTGCCTACTACATGGAAATGGGTTTGGGGAAGACTCTTACCGCTTTGGCGGAGTTTGTCGCTTTGGTCGACAAAAGAGAAGTAACACGGTTGGTGGTAGTCTGTCCTAATTCGTTTAAGATGGGCTGGAAAGACGAAATCAATAAGCACGGAATAAATGTGCACCCGTATGTCTACGAATCCGGGGCGGACTGCGCTAACGAATTTTTCCTTAAGATTGATTACCAACGACCCCCGGCGCTTATCGTCAACTACGAGGCAATCCGAAAGGAAGCCACCCAACAATACATATCCAAATTTACCCTTGGACGTAACTGCATGATCGTCCTGGACGAATCGGTACAGATCAAGACGTACAACAGTCAACAGACCAAAGCCGCGCTGGCGATGGCCCCATGGTTCCACTATAAGCGCATTTTATCCGGGAAGCCGGTTACGCAGGGACCCCACGACCTCTGGGCACAAATGAGATTTATCGGCGCGAACGTTGGTAATTATTACCCCTTCAAAACCACGTTCTGTCGGATGGGCGGGTTCAAAGCCAAGAAAATAGTAGGGGCGCAGAACGAAGAATTGCTCGCCGCCAAGATTGATAAGTATATATTCCGAGCCTCCAAGGTGGATTGGACTGACCTGCCACCCAAGCTTTACACTTCGCGCCAGTATCAGCTTTCGCCTAAGCTGGCAGCGATGTACAAGTCTATGGAGGATGATTTCGTACTTTGGCTAGATGAAACCGAAAACGTAGCCGTGGATGCTTTCATAACGAAATACATCAAGCTGGCCCAAATCCAATCCGGATTCATCATCAAGGAAGATGGCACCGTCGAGGAATTGGTGTCCCCGGAGAATAACCCACGGTTCAATTTGGTGAAAGACATCCTGGAAGAAACCCCCGGCAAGGTGGTGATACCGTACATTCACAGGTATACTTCGCACTTGCTGCTGCGGAGCCTCGAAGAATACTACCCCGCGATGATTAAGGGCGGTATGTCGCCGGACGAAATCCAGCTAAACAAGGGTAGGTTCAACGACGACGCAGAGTGCCGAGTTATCCTAGTGCAGACCCGCGCCGGGAAATACGGACACACTCTATTGGGCGGCGAAGATGTGCTGGATAAGTGCTCGACGATGGTGTTTGCCGAGAACAGCTACTCGCTGGACGACAGAAGCCAAATCGAGGACCGAATCCACCGACACGGGCAAACGGCGGATAGTTGCTTATACATAGATGTTTGGGGTACCGACTTGGATCGCCGCATCACGCAAGCGTTGCAGGCGAAAGAGAGCATAGTCCAAGCGGTGTTTCAATACTTCAAGAAAGATTAGAATTGTTGACTATATCGCAACATGGCTTGCCATTCAGCTGGGGACATAACGTTTGATCTGTTATACTGTCCTTCGGCGCTTAATCCTCCGCCTAAATCCATAGACCCACTGCCACTTACAAGTGCAGACCCTCCCCCTGAGGATATTTGTGGCAACGCTCCCTGATATCCTTGCGGCTGAGGTGTTTGCATATTGGCCATCAATCGCTTTAATATTTCGGGATCAATCACATACGGGTTACTGTTTAAGGATAATCCTGCCATGTTATTGCCCCAGATAATCTTCCATGCCGGTCATTCCGCCGTAGCCCAAAGCCTGTCCTAAAGCCCTAACTCGCTCATCCGACAATGGTCCCCGGAATGGTGTCTTCTTGTACACCAATTGGCGGAGCCTGTCCACGGCTTCTTGGGTTCCTTTGGCCGAATCAACCGTAAGAGCCTTGCCGCCGCCCAATATACCAGCGGCAGTAGCAAGACTGGCCGTACTTGCTCCTCCACCAGCCACCAATCCACCGGCGAACAATTTGTTGTTCATGAATTGGCCGATGTTCTTGGACCAATCCGTCCCGGTATCGGGCACAGCAACATCGCGCATTCTATCCAGTTGGGTTTTGGTGAATGTACCCTTGTTCTTACCGGTCATCAAATCCTTGTAGCCACTGATTTGGGCTGCTTGCGTAGCTTCCGCGCTGGGCTTTAGCTGCGCTCTGGCTTCTACAACGTCGACCAAATCCCTCACCGAAGGTGCCTTCCCCTTGGGGAGCGTAGTAATATTGCGAGCAGGTGCCGCGTCGTCGATTCCTTTGGCCCACCGGAGCGCGTTATCCCCCACCTTGCCAGCTGCTTGTGCGACGCCTTGACCGACCGCGCCTCCAACCGCGCCGCTCAGGATACCCGCTGGAACATCCTGGCCTTGAGTAGCCGCGTCAACGCCGCCATATGCGGCCTGCTCGCCCGCCGCCGTCCCCGCACCGATCAGCCCCCGGACCATAGGCCCGCCGCCGACCGCCGCGACGGCCCGTGGGGCGGCAGACGGCAGCGCCATGGCACCACCCGCCCGTGCGATGCCTGTAGCGACAGGTCCCATCCGGTCCGCGCCCGCAGCAGTTGTTGTGGCCGAATCCGCGCCGGTCGCAGCGTCAAAGCCTTTATCGAACAGCCCCGCTGTCATTCCGTGCACTATTTGATTGAGCGGGTCTTCCAAAAACATGCGAGCCTTGGACAGCGGCGGAGCTTTCTCTTGCGAGTCTTTGGCCCACTGTTGACGCACTTCCGTGTGCGCCGCCTCAGGATCGTCGGCATAAGACTTGTATTTGCTGCCATCGGGCATGGTTACTATGAATTCGCCCATCATTGTATCCTTTCAACACCACGTCTTGTCGGAGTAGCTGACTTATATTCGTTAGATAGTTCGGCTACCCGTTTATTTAGAGCTTCCTGGAATCTAGCAGCAGCGCCAGAAGGGTCTGTCTTGCCACCGAAATCATGGAGCGCTAACGTTTCCATACCCGCTTGGATTCGGATAAGATTCTTCTTCATACTTGCGGCATCGTTTCCGCCGACCGTCAACGGTGCAATAACACTTTGGAGCATTTTATCCTCAAAGTCCGAAACGCTACCCAAAGCACCACCAGTAGGCGAAGCTGCCCGCATTTGGGCCAACGTTTGGATAGTTATGTTAGAACCGATGGTCTTCAACGCGCTATCAAATTTGGCGTGAGGTAGACCACTTTGCAAGGCCGAAGGTAGACCTCGCAACGCATCCGACCCATACCCAACTACACCTTTAGTATCAACGTGCTCCATCGCGGTCTTGACAGCCTCACCGATATTACTACTGGTGAATGCGTCGTGTACTCTGGCGGCTGCTTCCTTTTCGGCGGTGGCATCTGTCTTAATTTTCGCCGCAGCTGCCGCATCTGCTGCTGGTCCGCCTTCTATTTTATACTGCCTTGGTTTGCCGTCATCCCCAATTTTTACCGTATTATCGGGGTTACGCTCGTAAGCATAACCTTCGGCAGGCTTATCAAATACCGCGCCGGATGGGCTAACATTGATTTGAGTAGCCCCCGGATGAACCATCTTGAGGAAGGCCATCTCGTCAATTTTGGGCTGGCCCTTGGCCTCCAACGAAGCGTTGAACTCATCGAATTGCCGCTTGGTATCGGTAGCCTTGAGGCCAATGCCCTTACCACCGATGGTTTCGCCGGTCCGTGAATTATGCAATTCGGGTCCGTTCGGCCCATCCACCCATTGAGTCGGGTCTTCCTTTTCGCTGCCAATAGTGGCGATAATCCTACCGGGCTTGCCACTCTCAACCCTATCGTCAACCAAATGGGTCTGACCATTTGCATCGGTGACGTGGGCCAAGCTCCGGGTGGCAAGAGAATTCAACACTTCGTCGAGCTTACCGCTGGCTTCCAATGTTTGGATTTGGGCCGGGGTCATGTTGTATTGTTTCATCAACGCGGGCAATGCTTGTTGACGTATAAGTGCATTGCGTTGCGCGTCGGCTTGCTTCTGGAAATTGATCATGTCGTTGGCAGACAAGGACATTCCACCGGAGCCGCCGCCTTGTCCGGAGGCGCTTATCAACGCCGCACGATTGGTGGGGCTATTCGACAGACCCGCCGCAATAAGATTGAGGCCAGAATCCAACTGTTGCGCGTTGCGATTTCTATCCATCAGCGTAACGTACATGTTAGCCAAATCAGAAGGGGACTGAAGGGCCTTGGGCTGAGCAGCGGGCGGTATCGGATTGGTTACCGGTGTCGCTGCGCCTTGAGGCGCAGTCGGCTGCGGAGGCGTCGGAGCCGCCGCTTGCGGAGCCGGAGCCTGTGGAGGAACCGCACCTTGTGCATCCATAATCGCGGCGTTCGGATTCATTCCGCCCGTCAGTTTCCGGATGATATCCCCGATGTCAAATTCCATGGCTTATTGTCCTGTCAGAGTAAGCCCGCGCGGACGCTTGTTTTGCATCAAGGCTGCCATAAGCTGCCCAGCCATCGCGTTTGGCTGGTTGGGCTGTTCAACTGCCATCGTTGGGAACGGATTAGCAGCCGGAGCCTTGGGATGCAGACCCTTCGCAACATCGTCCAGCCCAGACATCAACTTCTCGTAACTTTTCCCCGCGTCGTACGCTTGGGATGCCTCAGGAGATTGCATTCCTACCGTCCCGGCCCAACCCGGCGCTGGTGTTGCAGCGGGCGTTGAAGTAAGCGAAATACCCGGAGGGGCATTAGGAACAGGGTCAGTTCCCTCCACCGGGAAGGGTCTCGATACCGGTGGAGGGGCTGCCCCCGCAACAGCTGGGCTGGGGGCTGTTACTGCTGCAGGAGGGGTGATCGGTTGAGCACCACTTCGCCACGCATCCACCGCCGCTTTCGACGGCATGCGAGTAGGCGGAGCACCCGGGTCAGTTGCCGGTCCCCCCGGAGCGGTAACAATATCGGTGCGAGCAGGCGGAGGGGTGGTAGCAATTGGCACTGTCGGAACCGGTGTTGGTGCATCAAGGCTTCGAATAGTCGCCGGGTCCGGTATAGGTGTAACAGGAGTACCAGTTAGGGTAATGCCTCTGGTCGCCCTGATTCTCGCTGCAAATTCTTCGGGTGTCATGACAACACCTCCATTAGGTTGTTGATGTCGATAGTCTTATACCGGCCCACCTTCTTGATGGCTTTGGGGTACTTCTTCTCGATGTCTTGCGCCATCGGCCCAACCACCTTCGGGTAGGTTTTCGGATCATCCTTGTACCGATAAGAGTACAGCGGAATTTCACCGTCGGTAAGTTTGGTGATGTCGGTCTTAGTGTTTCGATCCGACATGGCCAACAGACCCAACAGACCAGAACCACCAGCCCCTGCTGTTGCCCCAGTTCCGATTAGTCCGGGCAATGCTTTCAATCCACCCAACCCAACGGTAGCCCAATCCACCGGGGTATCCGTGGAGGAAGTGCCGGTACCCGTTGTGGTCTTGCCGTAAGGCGACATGCCCAAAGCGGCCAGCCGCATATTGAGCTGTTCGGTGGGATAGTTTTGGGCCTCAGCAAACTTACCCATCGCCGCATCGATAACTTTCTGGCGCGCAGCAGTATCCTGTTGACCAGCGGCCAATAGCGAAGTGGCGTCAGTAATACGCGAACCCTGTTGCCCGCTTGCCGTGCTAAGCAATCCTTGTGCAGCACCGGTCTGACGAGCTTTCTCCGCCTGAGCCAAAGCAGCGGCACTGTCGAAGCCAGTCTGCCGGATGGTGGCACTAAGATCACCGATATTCTTGACACCTTCGGCCTGCGCAACACCTTGCTGGACACCCATTCGAGTGCCACCAAACACATTGTTTTGGCTGGCCTTGCCAGCGATGTCATTCAGTTGTTGCGTAAGTGACGTGTTGGCGTTACCAATGGCCCGCTGCTCAACTTCATTGGTGTACGGGTTCAAATACTTGCTGATATCCAAATCGCCAGCCGACGACTTGAACAAATTAGCTGCATCGCTATACATCGGGTTTTCTGCCCCGGCACCCGCCGTCAGCATCCCGTAACCTTGGGTGGTCATATCCGAAGGACCAGCGACACGATCTCCTTCGTACTGCTGCAACGGTCTACCAGACACGTCCTTCGCCATCTGGTAGTTTTCCTGCGAGGCTTGGTCCACCCAAGCAGGAAGCTCTACCTTTTGCTGCTGCGAAGTATTGGTAGTTGAAGTTGTGCCGCCCATGTCAAATATCCTTCGAGTAGAGTGTGCCAACCTTTTTCCAATTGGGAAGGCGATATTTCCACCAACCGTCACCGCCAATGGCTGTGATAGTGTCAGCACCAATGCTTTTAGCCCAAATTGTAATTTTTTCTTCCAACTTTGATGCTTCTTTGATATTTCCAACCGTGTATAATAAATTTACTGATCTTTTGCGCGGCCAGTCATGTATTTGGGTAATTACCCACGTATCACCTTCCGCATGACTTTGCATTCTACCATCTTTTAAATATTCAAATATATCTTCTATTGAAAACAAATTGCCACCCAAAGCGATTGCCTTGTTCATCTTGGCCACCATTTTTGGGTCCGGTATAATCATACGGCCCTAATGTTTGTGCTTGGCGCTCCAGTCGACAACACCCCTGTGTCGCTGACTGTTACTTCAAATGGTTTCAACGAAGGCGAAAGGAGTAGGAGGGACTTGTTGGCAGTGATCTTGCTCAACACTGACTTGTCCTTCCTGTCCAACTCCAGCAGGAGTTGCTTCAAGAATTTCTCCAATTCTTTATCTTCTAGTGGCGGAACCTTCATCATTTCTTTTTACCTCGCGGCTTCATATCGAAAATGATAGGGCCAACTGTGCTCCAGTTGACGTTCTTCACCATTTCGATACGAAGTCTAATGTCACGCGCTGTTTCCCGGATATCGACCCAACCTGTCTTACTATCCACCGTGCGCTTTTGAGAATATGTCTGCGAAGCATATTCGGTACGATCATTGTTCTTGGCGATCGAAAATGCCAAAGCAGTTCTATCCCCCATAATATCGGGAAGCAACTTGGATAAGGTGGTCCAATTTTCGCCGTCGTTGGAGTTCAGCGTCTGGGACTCCAAATAAGGCATAAACGCAGCACCGGGATAAACATACCCAGTCTCGTGCTTCCATACTTTATACCCGTCGCACATAAGCGGAGTGCGATCGTTGCCATACGTAATACCACAAGTACGACTTAGATACCCCGGCATCCATATGTTGGATCGGAAATCCAACGCGATGTAACGGCTGGTCTGCAACCCCAAGCTGATGTCCACCCAGAACCACCATATTTCGCCGCGATTGGTAATGCTGACGATGTGCGATTCTCGGATGGTTCGGGCGAAATCCATCCTTTGAGACACGGAATCCCAAATAGGGCATGGAATAATATCGGCAGTGGTGCCATTCCACAGCCAGAATCCTTCAACAGATACCCAAAGGATACCCTCTGGAATCGACACCACCGAAGCCGCGCTCATCGGGATAGGAACTTTCCCGACCGGGCGGATGCGGTACACGTAAGGCAGACCGACATAATCCAATGTATGGGTCATCGCCGGAGTAAAAGCCAACACCCCGGCACTGGACAGTTTCACTGCCACGATGGGCGACAACGGGTCAACTGTATAAGCGCCCGCTGTGTTGGTGATGCTGGCAAAATTCCAATCCGTGATGTTTTCTTGGCTGCACCACCCGATATCGCCGAATTGACCACCCATACCGAACAACATGACGTGTCGTTCGGGGGTAATCGCGAACTGCCTGTTTGCTACCGGAGCGCCCGTTACGACCACCAGCTTCACGCTTGGCGTCGAGGGCTGCCATTGATATAGCTTGCCCTCGTAGCTCCACATTACCAACAGACTTTCGCCCCAGTTGTCTACCGACCATGCGAGGGAGAACTTCTGTAGGGTGGATATCGCGCCCGGAACATCTACACCGTAGTTGCCGGTGCTGTAGTTAAGCTCACCATAACCGGCAGTATCACCGGATGGTGCAGGAATGCCCGCTGCGGGCGTAATATCGGTTAGGGCACCGCCCGATTCTACGTAGCAATGCTGTTCACAAACGTAAGCGGTCCAAACGATCCCATTTAGAGCCACCCAACGATGCATCGCTCTGACGCGGGAAGCGAAAGGCATACCTATAAGGGGGGTCTCTTCCCACCCGCCAACCGGCTTGAGCGTAACTCCGTCATCCCAACGCACAAGGTTGGTATCCCGCCAGTTTCTTATTTTGGCGGCTCGTGATAGGAGGGTAGTTACACCCGCTGGGAAATTAACAGATTGCATGTTATCCCAACTTTATCTGTGCGTTGAGAACAATCGTGGGCTGCGCATTGGGGTGCCAGGAATTGCCCAATGAACCACCAACATCGGTATTACCACTCCAACTAAAGTTATGGGTAATAGTTTGGTTTTCAATACCCGTAGTTGTAGTACCATAAGTTGTTGCGGTGTGCGAATCAAACCAACGAACTCCGGGATTATAATCATACGGGTAGGTATAGTTGTGATTGTGATTCTGGTTTTGGCCACCGGTTGTAGCACTGCCCGAATAACCATGCGGATGCTGCGCCATTTGGGCAGCTGTTAGGTAATGATAATCCAAACCGCCAGCATTGCCAAGCGCATTACCATTAAATGTGGTTATCAATCTATTTGTACCACCGTCAACGTGCGCCACAACACGTCCGCGAATATCGGGAAGTATAATAGTCGTAGCATCGCTGCCCCACATCCCAACCGGTATTCTTAACGATAACCCTGGATTAGCCGCGCGCAATACACCTTGTCCGTTGCACAGCGCCCAACCGAAATCTGCAGTCGCTCCGGGGGTGTAACCCACAGTTCCAGGGGGAACACCTAAATATTGGAAATTTCCGTCCGGACGCATAATACACGGGTTGCCATTAGCGTCGATGTACACGGTCGCGACACCGGCAGGGGGTGTTGCTGGCGGAGCGCGATAAGGCTGGCTAATTGCCAATATGTTAGCGGCACCGGTTTGACGATTTATAATGATTGGGTCGTCAATCCGCAGCCCATCGTTACCGTATCGCGTGATTACAAACGGACCGGTTGTGCTGGCCGCTACTTCGTCACCCATCGTGATGTGCCATTGGATGGTATTGTACACCATCTTGCCATCAACGATGTCCCAATTGCCGTTGGTCTTGGTGCCCCAAGTATTGTTGGACGCACCGACTTCCGGCTTGGTGAAGCCCAACTTGGGGGTTACTGTATCGGCCATGTTGTTTCCTTACTTGATACAGCGTTCTAGTATTTTATCACGACGTTCGACGGCGTTGCTTACTTCGTGCAGCGTGAACGTAAACCCGCACAGCACCACGACATTGATAACCAGAAGCGCCAGCACGAACGGCGTCGCCTTCATCGTGTCGATGACTTGCTTGGCGACGTCTGCGGTGACGTTCATAATTTAGCCTTTTTCAGGAAGTCGGCGATCGAGAGCGGTGGCTGACCTTCGAGGGTCCGAACGCGGTTCTCGTGATCGAACAGGATCTCTTGCTCAGGGCTCGGTTCTGGCGGCACGGGTTCGGGCGGGACATAGGGATCAGCCACGCCGCCGCCTTCCTTCCATTGGATGTAGCCGGGACTGAACTGGTCGCCGTTGTAGTCCCGGTTCGCCGTGTCGGGCGGGATGCACGCGCCGTCGCTGGTGCGAATGACGGCGCAGGGTTCTTGTTCTGCGGTGAGTTGATAGTCTGCCATTAGAGCCTCGCGTCTGCGGTCCAGTGTAGGCGGATAAGATTTCCGGGTGTCATCGTGCCAGCGCCAAGCGCCTGAAACGTCTTTTCGCTTACGTTTGCCGCACTAATGGCTCTGTCTGCTACAAAGGTATTCCCAAGGTTGGCTTCAGCGGCCATACCCGATGATCCGGTATTGGGGGAGTAAAGCGTAACTATGGGGACCGCGCGCTTTTCAGAGCACTGGAAACTTGACGCATTGAGCCAGTAAGGCGTGCCCGCCGTAGAGAACATACTGCCGTTCGCTGTCACGGAACCCACGGCTACGGCATAGGGGTACGACTTCTCCCAGTACCGCTTGCACGTCACCAGCTCCTGATCGTATGGCCGCATGATCAGCGGCGAGCGCGCGGCGGATGGCGCTTCGATGCCGGGGAGAACAACGACACCGGTGATACGAAAAATGTCTGACGTTGCGGCGACTGCGTTTACTTGGCCGGGCGCAACAATATAGAACCCCCCGGACCACGCATTGGCCGCAGGTGCCGTGTAAGTTGGCCCGCAAGCCATCGCAAACTGGATGAGCATTCCGATATTATTGTTGCTGGCCCATGTGCCAGTCGTGTCACCCGGAATAGTTACCGTTTTGTATTCCCAAGTGGAACTTGCGTTTTGCGTATATGTCGTAACGTAGGACCGATCATCAGTCCCATTGCGAACCGCAACGCTATAAGTTCCGGTCCGATTGTGCGCGGTCCAGAAACCGATTGTCATCGGTTGCGCGTTTAGGGTGCCCCACGCCATTCGGGCAATACGGTAGCCCTCAATAAACTGAAACACCGTAGCGGCTTGCGTCGTCGTGAGGGTCGCCTGCGCCGCACTCACGGGCGAATTTATGAAGTTAGGTAGCCCCGGATTGGTGCCACCTGGTACTTGCGCCGCAGCTACACTCGCAGTCGTGGAGTTAGTGAAACGCCAACCATCCAAAATATACCCTGTCGATGTTCTGCCTGCGTTTCCTAATTCCTGGCTAACTTCCATCGACCCGTTGATCTGCATTCCACTATACGCCATCGCGTCGAACGGCGCGGCGTAGATGTTCTTGCGCCCCTGCGTCTTTTGCCCGACCGTGGTGCCGACATCATCGGTCAGCGTCTGCGGCGTGTCGTAGCGCACCGTCGCATCAATCGGATGAACATGGTCTTCACGCGAGTATGGTGTTGCTATACCCGGCGCAACTGGTCCCAATGGTTTCGGATTAACGGTGCTTGGCGGCGCACCAGTTCCCCCGGCCGTCAGCTTCCACGCGCCCGTCGCGGCGTCCCAAGTGTAATTGCCGAACACTTGGCCGGGAGTGGGCGCGTCGGGGAAATTGAAACCCATCAGAGCCTCGCATCGACAGTGAAGTTGCCACCAGCATTTTGCATGACGAAGTCAGTTCGCCCGACGGTCAAGGTTCCAGCAGATGTGTAACATCCCACTTGCAAGACGGCGGGGGTGGAAAAATTATTTTTGACACTTGTAATGGTTACAAAAACATTATTGTCCCAAATCGTTAGTGGGCTTGTTATTGCAATCGATGGCACGGCCCGCATCTGTACTGGGTGAGGCGCGGTCAAATAATCTGCGACATTCACGGCAGAGGCCATCCCGATCAACGGTGGTATGCCATTGTAAAAATGTCGCTTGCACAACAACAATTCAACAGCAAAGGAGCGGACTTCATATCGCGTTGCTATCGAACCTTCCTCTAATTGCACGTCGGTAACGTTGAAATAATCACTTACCGGTGTCGTTTTACTGTCGCACCAAATCATGACACCTAAATTTGTTGCGCTCGCACTCACAGCACCCGTAACCGCCGCAGGCGTGGGAATAAGATTGCCCGACACCGCCACATAACTCCAATTTGCCGCAAGCGTCGGATTAGTTCCCGCCGCGCCCCATGCCGAAATCGGATTGGCAATGACATCGGCAGTCCCGGCCCATTGCAGGATCGCCATTTTCAGATTTGTGATAGACGGCAAATAATTAAACGCCACCGAAAGCGTCACGCTGCGGCCAACCAAATCGATCATGTTGGCTGTTTCGATTGGTTGAAACACACCAAACTTTAAGTTGGCTGATCCTGCCTGCACCGTCAGGCACTGGCGCGGACCCATATTTGCAGACTGCGGCCACAGATTTATATTGCCGCTCTCAACCATCCCTCGCCACATGTCCGGCCCGTAAACGTAAGAACCGACGGTATAAGTACCAGTCGACATTTGGTTGACAGTAGAACGGCCATTGATAACCCGATTTTTGCCGGTGAGGCTTGAAGAATTAACGGCGTCGATATTTGCGCGAGCCTGTGTCTGCTGCGCCGCTGTCAGCGTCTGCGCCGCGTCGTAGCGCACCGCCTTGGCGGCAATCTCCGCGCTAACAGCAGCGGTCGATGCCTTCGACGTATCGCTCGGGTGGACGTGGTCCTCGCGCGAGTATGGCGTGGCAATGCCGGGGGCCGCGACACCATCCATGATCGGATTGGCGGTGCTTGGCGTGCCGCCGCCTCCACCACCACTGCCGGGCAGAGCCGTAATCGCGACCCACTGCGACGACGTACCGTCATTAAAGAAAATGTAGAGCAGGCCGGTGTCGCTCTCCCACCAGAGATTGCCCGCCGTGGCACCGGTTGGCGCGGTGTCGCTGACGGTAACCGAAGCGCCACCGGAACCGCCCGAACCGGGAGGACCAGTGTCGCCTTTATCACCCTTGTCACCCTTGTCACCCTTGTCACCCTTGTCACCCTTCGGCCCTTGAATGCCTGGGGTTACATCCAATATGTCGAAGTTATGGTTGAGCTTCTCACCCCAAGTGTCATCCGAAAAGCCCACATCAGGCTTGATTAATCCAAGATTTGGGGTGTATTCGTCAGCCATTCAACACCGGTTTAGTGACTGGAATCCATGTTTCGGGTAGGGTAACGGTTGCACCAGCCCAGTTGTTAGCCACAGGAGCAGTCGGATTCCATATGTCGGCAGCGCCACAGTTGAAAGGTGGCGTAACCGAACCCCAGCCATCCGGTGGAAGTCCAGGCGTCGGAACCCAAACATCGACGGGTGGTTGCGGCGGAATCGGCTTCCATGAAGGCCAAAGATCATAACTATATTTACCGTAAGCAAGCCGCCCATATTTGCGACCGCTAGCCAAACGTCTTCTTCCTTACTTGCATCAACACGGAACCGCTCGCCATGTCGATCTTGTGCTGTGCATTCATCCCGTTGACCATCCGCACCACTTCCTTGTCCCAAACGTCTACCCGCTGATCTTCGATCGCGTACAACGCAGCGGTGTGCAGAATTTTGAGAGTATAGACCGTCTGGTGGTAACAATTCACCCAATTGTTAAGGTCATCGGTAAGCGGCGGGATATTTTGGTAATACGCCAGTTCCACGTTGACCTGATCGTTCGGCTCGTTGATGACCAAGTAATTGCCAAGGATGGTGTAACGACTGGTTCTGGTGTCGTAGGGGGATGTCGGGTCTCCAGGAAACTCCGGGTTATAAAATGCATCCGGGGTCTGATACCTACAAACACCGCCCGTGTCCATCCTGCGAACTAGTCGAATTTCCTGCCAATCCAAAGGAAGAGCGATGCGCTCCGTCATGACCTGATTGGTGTCGATCTGGATCATGTGCTTGACACGAAGCGCAGTCGAAAGGTATTCCTCCGACATACGAATCCAGTTGGTGACGACAGCGTTGGAATAAACATCCTCGCCTATCGCCAACCAGCTGCGAATTTCGTTACACTTGTCGGTGAGAAATGTGCTCATTATTTACCAACCCTGCCCCGCCAAACTCGGAATGCCGCATTATCTGGGTCGTCGAGCCAACGAGCCCAGTCTTTGCTGTCCCAACCTTCGAGGATAGATTTCTCGTAGACTGCGACGGGCACCCCTCGCGCCAACAATTTGTTGGTCGAGCGTCTAGGGTGGAGTTCCCTCATTATCTTATTGTTTTCGAGGGTCTGCGTTAGGTCCTGTTCTGTGTAGACGTGCACTTTTTCAGGTGCGTCGTCTTCCCAAACCATCGTGCGCTTAACAGCGCCATCATTTTGATACACGAACTTTCGTTCAGCCATGGTACCACACCGTGAGTTAGCTGTCAAGTATTCTGAACACTATTTCTTTTTAAGGAACTTGCCTTTTTTCTTATCAGCCGAATGAAATTCCTTAGCTACCTTCTGAGGAATATCGGCCTTCTTAGCAAATTTCGGATTGTGCGCGGCGGCACTCATGAAATTTGCTTGCTTTTTGGATTTGCTCGGCATGCTACCCTCCTATAAATGGGAACCTCCCCCAATTAAGGGGGAGGGCAACATTCGGGAGGGAACTACTTGCGATCGTCGATCAACATGTCCTTGGAGTGCGGCTTGGTAGCAGCATCCACCATGTTCTGCGTAACCAACGTCGTGATAACCGCACCCTGCTTCACACCATTGAACAGAATGTGACCAAGCGGGTTGCGCATTTCAACGCCCCACTCTGCCAGAAGCATACGAGTCTCAGCATCGCCCATCTTGGCGAGCGGCGTCGACTTGAAGTTCCGGTAGAACGCAACGGCGAGATAGTCCGGATCGAGGATAAAGCTGACGTCAGCAGGAACCCAACGCGACGGAAGCACCTTGATGCGACCGAAATCGGTAGCAATAATGTCCACCGTTGCGGTGACTTCAGTCTTGCCCACGAGAATCTGCGAACCATTGCGGCCATCGAAAGTCGAAACAGTACGCTTGATCGCCGGGGGAACAACCATCGTGTCCGGGGATGCGCCGTTGGTGTACGCCTTCTGCATCGCATCACCGACCATAACTTCGGTCATCGGAAGCTGAGAACCGGCAACGACAGCAGCGAAAGGATCGGTAGCCAGAACCGGAAGACCGGCAGTGACACCGATAACAGCACCGGCAGCAGCACCAAGTTTGTCCTTGGCGCGACCAAGCCAATGAGCGATAGCTTCGGTCTTCCTCGGAAGGGTGACCGCATCGCCGTCATCACGGGCTTGTCGCGAGCACATGATGGTTTCCATGTCCGACTTGAGGACCTTGGAAGCCATAGCCATCTGGTGGCCAAGCTCAGATCCTTTACCAGCCGCATCCGCAGCTTCCTGCGAACCGGAAACGGTCGCATCGCGCTTCGAAATCTGCGCGACGTTGGTAAGACGAGCAGTCGGGGTACCAGCGGAATTGACGTTCACAAAGCCTTCGAGCTGGGCGTTGTTCGGGTCAACAACCGGGAGGTTCTCGGTCTGCCAATCGAAAGTGCGATTCTTGGCGTTGCGACGGCGGGCCATCGACATAACAGGCGTATCAAAAGGATCCAAATTATAAATCGAGTTACTCAGGTCTTCTCGGTTTCCTTTTGCGCCGTAGGTAGTAAACGCACCAGTAGTTACAGGCATTATTAGTCTCCATCGGTTGACGTTATGATGACGGAAGACCACGTGTCTTCCGGTTCCTTGTTACTCTTTAAGGCATTCTCAGCGTGAGTAATGACTCTTAAATTGTAAGGCACGTGGAGCCCGCAACTAAGCCTTCCTTTGATCGGCCAGATGTGGTCCACGACATACATAACGCCCGTCTCGATGGTTCGTCTCCGGGCCTCATTGTAGATCGCCTCAGTTTCTTTAATGAACATCCTAGCGATAGGGGTGTCCATTCCGTCTTCGCGCATTCTTACTCTAGCTATTCGCTTTGGCCTAAGTTCGTCCTTGTTGGCCTGATACCACTCCTTCTGGTATTCTTTAAGATAAACATCGTGTTTATCTTTGTGTTTCTTTCTAGAATGTTCCCGTTCTTCGTAAACCTTTTCAGGTTCTCTTAACGCCCGGCGTTGTCGCGCCTCGCGCTGTTGTTTTCGGTGTGCTTCCAGGTTCTCTGGGCTGCGCTTGTGCCACGGTATAAATTTCTCGTCCATGCCGTCATTTTAACACGCCACGCCGCCTCAGTCAAGTACCCTTCATGCCCTTCCCGTTCTCAGCAATTGATCAAACACCTCGGCAGCATCGTTCATGCTGCCAGTCCGGTTCAGCCGTTTCATTGCCGAACTTACCCCCTTCTGAACGGTACGCTGTTTCGCGCTACCCGTTCCCGGGGATATTGGTTTTCCCTGTGGCTTTGTTACAGCAGGCTTAGGTTTATTTGCTGTAATTCGATCATATTTACTTGCTTTTAGAAGGACTTGAAGCATGCGCGAATCGTATACTTGCGAAAGTTCTTCTTCCGTAAATCCTGCCGACAATCCAGTGCGCCGCATTGATTGTAAATCTTTAGCTTTCTTGGCTGAATCCGACCACGTTTTGCGATTTGCGGATTCGAACTTGCTGGCTTCTTCCTCAGCGAAAGCAGCCAACTGGGCGCGATTCGACTCCACCATTTTCTTCTGAGCTTCGCCCATCTGTTGATTCATCTGGGCCTTGAAACTGTTGGCTTTCTCGTAGTAACGCTGAAGTTCCCGCGCCCTCGCCGGGTCCTTCTGAAATTCCACGTCCCAATCGGGCTCCGCCGGAATCATCGTCTTCATGTGCTCTTCCATCTGTTTCGCAACAGACATGGAGTACTCGTAATTCTGTACCGCGTCGGCGGCGGCTCGACGGACGATCTTTTTCGCCTCGTCAAGCTGATTCATTCGTCGGTGGAAGGTCTCGGTCCGGACGTAGCCTTCGAGAGCTTCCTTGATGGTTACCTCTACAGGTTCCCCATCGACGGTGACTTCGACTTTCCGCCCAAGAACGGCGGCTTCTTCTTTATCTTCGGCCCCTTCTTCTCCAGAATCATCATCCCCGTCGTCGGACTCGTCTTCGTCAGATTCCCCGTCGTCGTCGGCATCGTCGCCGTCGCTATCTGATCCATCTTCTTCGCCAGGATTCCTTGGATCGGCTTTACCGGTTTTGCCATAGATTACCTCCTCTGGATCGCCCTCGTTGTCGCCACCACCTTCGGCGGGGCTTTCATCGTCTACTTCAACTTCTCCAACGCTAGGAAACAGCGATTCCATGGCAACCGGCTCGTTAGTTTCGTTCGGTCCGCCGCCCATCACTTATCTCCTTTGTTATACTTCTGTCGGACCTTGTGGTCGTCGACGTACTGTTCTAATTGGGCTTTGAGTTCGGTAATCGCTTTCAGCATAGCATGGGCGTGCCCGGCTGTCAAGCTACCAACTTCATCCGCTATCAGTATTCCCAGCGCCCTGGAATATACATCAGCGAGCGCCCCTTGTAGCACGGGACTAGCCAATAATCCTTCTGCCTCTGCCGCCTTCTCCTCAGTCTCGTAATTAGTTAGGCGGGGCTTCGGCTCCTCCATTGGGGACTCCCATCATTTGTCGCGCTTGATCAGGTATTTGAAGCGGCGGAGGCGTTGGCTGTGATGTTTCGCTCGGCGTATTTTGAGACTCAAACTCAGCTTCGTTGACGTCGACGGCAAATTGGGCTTCGATTTTTGCGGCATCGAGCAACCCCTTTACGATCATGTCGTCGCGGCGGAAGTCGTCGTCGACCCGGAGTTTTCGATCGGCGAAATTGGACTTGCTGATCTCCGTGGCCATCTTGACGCGGTTCTTTTCCATTTCGCTTTGCGCGAGGAGCGTGGCAGCATCCGGTTCCTTCGGCGTAGCAGCGATTTGTTTAACTTGATCATCGCTGATCTCACGATAATACCTACCAACATTCTTAACATTAGCGATAGCAAGAATATCCGTAAGAGTATTTCTAAACTCTTGAATGCCACAAAGCGGATTCTCCACACCGAATTGGGTCATGATGGTCGTCTGTGTCGCCTTCACGTCCTGTAAAATCATCAGCCGCGTCATATCCGAACCCTTGCCCAGGGTTGGATTAACCGAAACGCGCATGGAAGGATCGTAGAGAGACGGGTTGACATTGGCCCATTTCCCGCGAAGCTTGATGGTTCGCTCCGGATTGGGGTGGTTAACAATCTCGCGGAGAAGCCCACGAAAAAGCTGCTTCATGCCGGTTTCGGCGAGAATGCGGGCGCACAGTTCGATTCGTTCTTGTGCACCTTGAACGATGGCGTCGATGCCAGTAACGTTGGTGCTCTGCAACGCCTTAGGATCAACGCCCTTCGACGCATCCGAAATGCCGGTCCTGGATTGGCGCAGCTGCTCCATGATCCCGAACATTTGGAAAACGGGCTGGCCGACGAATTGGTGGGCAATTGACATCACCGCCGAATTGGGGTCGCCCATGGTGCGAATGGGAGCGCCAATCTCATCATTCAACACATCGTCGGTGTTCGTGATGGTCTGGTTGAACACGGTGCGCGGCCAAATGGACTGCGCGAGGGAGTCCAACGAACCCCGAAGCATGTTCGTCTTGATGGTCTGAATATCCTTGACCAGATCAGCCGGGGTATCGCCCACCAGAGTATGCGGTTCGGGGTCTGGGCACCAAACAGCGAAATTGGTGTACTGAACAACCTCGTCGTAAATAATGTGGTGATTATCGCCGATGGTATGCACTTCGCGCAGTTCGGCTATTCCGTCGCCGTCCTTGTCCACGCGGATAAAATAGCAGCCGTAACGAACGTCCCACGCATCGGTAAGATCACCCTGATCCTGTCCCGGGTTTCTGAACAACCGGTCCGTTGACCAATTATCGGGCTGCTGGTTCAGGTAATCCTCAATATGGGCCATATCGTAGCCCTTCTTGATCAGTTCCGACACGTTTACGATTTGGTCGTGTCCGATGAGCGGCGCGTTCTCGACGTCCTTCGCCTTGCGCGATATCCTGAATTCGTCCAGTGGTACCGGAATGATCTTGCAAATTGGCTTCGACTTAATAAAACGAATGCGCAACTCCGCCAGAGCGTCCGGGATTTTCGCATGGGGTGTGCTGCTCACCACTTCGAGATCGGGCTGTTCGCTGAGGAGGAACTGGAACCCTTCCCGGGTCACGTTGTGGTATACTTGCTCGGTCACTTCCTCGTCGTTGTCGGTCCACCATCGCATAACGCCCGTCTTGCAGCGCAGCGAATCCTTCATGATGCTGTGCAGGATCAAGAACCCGTCATTGTCCTCCCAAAGAATGTAGTTGAGGTACTCCGTACACTCTTTGGCCATTTCTTCTTGGCCTTGGTGATTCGGCGAGCAACTCACAACATTTTCGGTAGAAGTAAAAATACGAATAAGGCTAGGCAGGATAGCCATAACAGTATCACGAAAATCAGTAGATACAGCGCTGGATTTACCTTCACCTTCTTGCTCCGGTAAGTCGCCGTAGAAGTACCTAAGATTCTCGTCGCGAGCAGGTGCCAAAACTGAATCTTCGAAGTCGATAGCGTCGTCGATCATCGCACGAATGGTATAAGGATACACACCTTCGTTCGGATCGTCGCCACCGGCCCGATCAGGTGAATCGTATCCCGCACCCAACTGACCGATTACGCCGTTATCGAAGATGCGCTCCAACGGCTGACCGTTGAGAGTTCCCACCGCAGAATCCTGATAATTCATAGCATTCTCCTCGGGGGACTATTCGACGTGCGCTTCAAATTTCGCCTCAACGCGCCTGAATGCATACCAATAACGTTGCTCCCGCCGATCATAAAGCTGATCATGTTAAGCGAAACGGAGCCTATCCGCAGGGCATCGGAAGCGTGGGAAGCCCAGTTATGCAACGGCTTGCCCGTCTTTGATTTGTGGTAGTTCCGCAGCGCGGAAACACCTGGTTCGGTTCGAACTTTGTCGAACCACATCATTCGAATGGCAGCTCTAGTTGCGCTGATACCGTCTTCAACGGTGTGGTTAGGGCAGACGAACACGTTGGGCAGCATCGAGTCCAGGACTTCTTTCCGCGATACACCAGTACCAAGTTCTCGCGCTTTGACGTCGTGCGGCAAAACGTGCACACCATAAGCGTAGGGTTTGGATTTAATTTGTCCGACATAAAATTCTAGCCCCTTGCCGGTATTTTGGATCATGTCGATAACGTGCAGTTCTCTGCCGCATTGCTGCACGAACCAGATTACCATCTCGTCGTCGATGCCCAAATCCCACCACGTCATTACGAGTGAATTCGGGTCGTACGGAACTCCGGTGATCTGTCCAGCAATCGAAATGTCATTAAGAACGTCGCCGTAGTAACTACCCTCGATCGGCGCGTCGAAACTGCACATCATTTCGCGGGCGAACTCGTCCGGCGTCATGTCCTTGCGCATTTCTGTAACTTCGTCTTCGTCCAGCGCGTCGGTCTCCGTCACGGGTATGCTGAACATGTCCCAGTGGTCGGTTTCTCGTTCGGCCCGCTTTTTGAGTTCGTGGAAGTGATCGTCGCCGTTAGAAGTTCCAGATATAACCGCCCATCCTTGATAGTCAGCCAAACAGGGGCGAATGACACTCCCAAGCATGCTGGGGTTGAGCAACGGGTACTCATCAGCCACCACTCCATCGAAATATAGACCTCTCATTCGTTCGTAAGCTGCACTTCCGCCGTATAGGTTAATCATCGCGCCGTTGGGGAGGATGACCTGCAGGTCTCCTTCTACCACTTTGACGCGGGGTAATACGCCTGTGTAGTATTTACAATAACCCCAAACAAGGTCTTTAGCTTGAGCGAAAGATGGGCCGATATAGGCGTAACGCGGCGGCGGGAATACCCGTGTGTTCTCCAACGCTTTACGTATAATTTGATTTATGAGTGCGACCGTCTTTCCCGCGCGGCGGTGCGCGACGACGTACTTCCACCTCTTCATCGACTCGTGGAGCGGCCGAAAGTGTACCCTAGGAACGTAGGGTATGGTTATCCTTGGGGCTTGCTCCGCGAGAACTGTCATATTTCGTTGTTCTTACGCTCTTTTTCCAGCCGCTCGAACCGCGCGGCTTCTTCTTTGCGTTCCTGCTCCGCTTGCACCCGGAGAATTTCGTTCTTATCAAATGTCTCTTTGTCTTTTTTAGCCTGTTCTTCCTGCTTGACAAAATCCGGATTGACTTTCCTGAATTCCGCCATATATACTTCGTTCAGCTGCGAGGATATCTTTTCAACCGAAGCGCACAGCGCGGCCAGTTCTTTTGTTGGAACGTGCTGCATCGCTTCGACGAAATGCACCGAAATGTTGCGCGCCCGCTCCAACTTGCTCAAGGATGATTCATATTGCATGGCCCACCTATTTCTGCGTTGTCGCCGCTTTGACGGCCCACATCGCCGCCTCCTCGTAGGCTGTCTGCGCCAAGGAAGCCAGCCTTGGGTCCAAATGTTTCAGGTCCTCGCAGAGATCGATCAGATCAGCGGTGTAACGCTTGATCTTGTCCACCATGTTGTCCTTGGAGGGGTTGAACGATTCGCGCACGCGTTGCGCGCCGATGGACATGCCTTCACTCATTTATTACTTTCCCTTCAATGATTGTCGCCGTGTCGCCGTTGTCTTGTGTCGTTTCTTCACCGAAGACTTCGCCTGATGCCCATTGGACGACAATAGTTCCACCAGCGGCGTTTTTAATATT